GGGTTGGTGCTATCTGTTCTATCGAAATTAGTACACACACCCAAATAGCGCTTAGTGCCGTCTTGCGTCAAACTGAAACCGGTTCGACCATCGGCACTATCAGCATAAGCAAAGTGAACGTAAGGCGTTCTTCCGTCTGCTCCAGCCTTACCAGGAATACCGTCCCGTCCATCAGTACCCTTCCACTTGCTCCATCGGTAATCTTGTGGGTTTCGGCTATCCGTGGCATTGAAATCTTGATACATGCCAATGAATGGTTTATTAGTATCGGTTTGACTGAAACCACCGCCGGAAACAGTATCGGCATAGGCTATGTGGGTGTATTGTGTTTTACCATCAGCACCTTTAGCCCCAGGGATGCCTTGAGTACCTTGTGGACCTTGCAAACCACGTTCGCCCTGCAATCCTCTGTCACCTTTAGGCCCTTGCTCCCCGATTTTAGAAACTGAGTATCCAGTTTCGCTAGTGTTGTCTGTGTAGCTCCAGACGGTTTTAGTCCAGAGGTATTGCCCAGCTGGTACGCTAGGTA